GAGGCATTTGGTATGCCTGAGTTTGATGAGATGTATGAAATGTATGAAAGAAAAACATCTATCAGTAAAAAGAAGATAAGGGCTCAAGAACTATTCATGGACTTGTTAAAAGAAAGAGCAGAAACTGGTCGTATCTATATTATGAATATTGACCATTGTAATACTCACTCATCTTTTAAAGACAAAGTTTACATGTCAAATCTATGCCAAGAGATTACACTACCGACAACACCTGTACAACACATTGATGATGAGAATGGTGAGATTGCATTGTGTATTCTTTCTGCTGTCAATCTAGGTTTGATTAGAGATAAAGAGGACTTAGAAGAACTATGTGATTTGTCAGTCAGAGCATTAGATGAAATCATTGACTACCAAGAGTACCCGATTCTGGCTGCAAAACAATCTGCACAGTCTAGGCGTTCATTAGGTATTGGTTATATTGGTCTTGCACATTACCTTGCAAAGAATCATGTTGCATATGGCGACAAAGAGGCACTTGAGCTAGTAGACGAAACAACAGAGGCGTTTCAATATTATCTATTGAAGGCATCAAATCAACTTGCAATAGAGAAAGGGCAATGTGAATATTTTGAAAAGACTAAATACTCAGACGGAATACTACCAATCGATACATACAAGAAAGACATTGACAAGATAGTCAAAAGAAAGTTAAGTTACGATTGGAAACAATTACGAAAAGACATACAAGAGCACGGACTACGACATAGTACTCTTTCAGCACAAATGCCGTCAGAATCAAGTTCTGTTGTGTCTAATGCGACAAATGGGATAGAACCCCCAAGAGATTATCTTTCTGTGAAGAAAAGTAAAAAGGGCACACTTAAGCAGATTGTTCCTGATTACTACAGACTAAAGAATTTCTACACACTACTATGGGATATGCCTAGTAATGAGGGCTATATCAATGTCGTTGCAACTATGCAGAAGTATTTTGACCAGGCAATAAGTGGTAACTGGAGTTATAATCCACAGAACTACAAAGATGGCGAAGTACCTATATCTGTAATGGCAAATGATTTATTGACAACATACAAACTGGGCTGGAAAACATCATATTATCAGAATACATATGATGCAAAGACAGACTTAGACGAACCTGCACACCCAGTTGGTTGGCATGACAATCAACAAGAAATGAAATCCAGAGATGAGTTTGAATCTCAGGAAGATTATGATGACTACTGTGAAGCGTGTATGATATAATGCCAAAAAAAGGACCAATACAATTTCACAATTTACAAACAGGCGACCAGATGGTCTATTTTGACTGGATGAACGCCTTGATTGAAGATGGGCAAATCGACCCAAATATTGATAATAACGATTACATAGATAAGATGGAAAGGATGCATAAGTGTGATGTCAATCAGACTGAACCAATATGGCCTTTCTTTGACGGAAACAATTATTTTGACCCAAACGAAGAGGAGAATATATAATGGGGAAGAGAAGCATACCAGGAATAATAACTAAGAAAGGACAACCAAAAGTGAAAAAGAATATGAGTCATAGTACATTTACAGCAAAGCGTCACCCAAACAGTAAGAGGGTGAGAAATGCTTAAAACACTATTCGGTCAAAAATACACACAGAAATTTATAGACAGAGTTGCGTGGCGTAAGGCACAATATTACGAGAATCGTAGACTCAAAACTATACGAGAGAACGCCACAAAGATGGCATTCAACTGGTCGCACGAATACCCTACTGGTACTCCCATTGAATATATCAGAGATGACATTATCGAAATGTGGGAAAGAGCTGATAAGGTCGGTATCTTTTCAAACATAGATGCAGAGCAAAAAATACCTGTTGAGAAGTCAATAACTAGAATGGATATCATTGGCCAAAACGGCAATGATGGTTTACACTACACACAAGGACCAGGACCACTAGACGGCAAAAAGAATGACTAAAGTATTTAATACACAAGAAGTCGATTGGACTAAACAACCTATGTTCTTTGGTGCTGAGCCAAACACACAGAGGTTTGACCAACAAAAGTACCCTATATTTGAGAAGTTGAATCAACAACAATTAGGTTTCTTTTGGCGTCCAGAAGAAGTGTCTTTACAAAAAGACAGAAATGATTTTAATTCATTAACAACAGAACAGAGGCATATTTTTACCGCTAATTTAAAATATCAGACACTATTAGATAGTGTACAGGGCAGAGGTCCATGTCTAGCGTTCTTGCCTTACTGTTCGTTACCTGAATTAGAATCAATGATTGTTGCATGGGATTTTATGGAAACAATTCATAGTAGGTCATACACCTATATTATGAAGAATGTCTATTCAAACCCTACGGCTGTGTTAGACACAATCGTACAGACACCTGAGATTATGGCAAGAGCAGAAACAGTAACCGAATCGTATGATAGGTTTATAGAGTATGCTCAAAAGTATCATACAACAGGTAAAGGCAACATGAGAGAGATGAAGAAACAACTATATCTAAATCTCATCAATGTAAACATACTCGAAGGGATTCGTTTCTATGTTTCATTTGCATGTTCGTTTGGTTTTGGTGAGTTAAAGTTAATGGAAGGAAGTGCAAAGATTATATCTCTTATTGCTAGAGATGAGAATGTACATCTTGCTGTTTCCCAAAACATTATAAATAACTACCGTAATAAAGAAAACGATACAGAGATGTTAGAAATCATGCAAGAGTGTGAACCACTAGTTTACAAGATGTATGATGAGGCTGTGCAACAAGAAAAAGATTGGGCAGATTATCTCTTTCAAGAAGGTTCAATGATTGGTCTAAACGCCACACTACTCAATCAGTATGTTGAGTTTATGGCAAACAGACGAATGAAAAGTATTGGACTTACACCACCATACGAACAAGGATTAAGAAACAACCCTCTGCCTTGGACAGAACATTGGTTAAATAGTCGAGGTCTACAGAACGCACCACAAGAAACAGAGATTGAAAGTTATGTTGTGGGCGGTATCAAACAAGATGTTGAAACAAACAGTTTTAAAGGATTTCAATTATGAGTAAAAAAGATGATGAAGGCAAATTAGAACTATCTCTAAGAATATTAGGGAATGAAATAATAGGTTTTAAAATGCTGGTAGATGATTTCAAAATGAAATGGATGTTATTAGGTTTAGTTGCGATTGGGGCTTTATCATGGATTATGGTAGAGTTTGGTCCTATTTTGATGGAGACATTTAGTGGCTAGAATCAAAACAGTATGTGCAAGTTGTTCTGCAACATTTGTTGTAGTGCATGACCTAGATGAAGATGACTACATAGAACAGTATTGTCCTTTTTGTGGCGAAGAGCATGAGCAAGTTGAAGAGGATGTATTACTAAATGAAGATTGGGATTGATTATAGTTTAAGTTCACCAGGCGTATGTGTCAACACAAGTGAAGGCGAATTTAAATACGAAGATTGTACATTTTACTTTCTAACAAACACAAAGAAGTATGATGCTACATTCAAAAATGGGCCTGTTAAATTCATTGGTTCACCACATCAACTTTACACAAGCGAACCACAGAGATACAGTCAGATTGCTGATTGGGTTGTTGACATTATCAAAACACACACAAAGGAATATCAAATCAAACACGAATACTTCTATTGGCCAGGCGATGCGCCTATTCAAATAGAAGATTACTCATATGGTTCCACAGGAAGAGTATTTCATATCGCAGAGAATCTAGGACTACTCAAATATAAACTCAAAATGGAGTGTGGTTGGGATTATACTCTACTACCACCATCAGTTATTAAGAAGTTTGCAACAGACAAAGGTAATGCAAATAAAGAGTTAATGCTTGACGCATTTGAAAAAGATACAGGCACAAATCTTGCAAAAGTATTCGACACGACATCAAAATCACCAGTTTCAGATGTGGCAGATGCGTACTTTATCTGCAAATACATAGCAGAATAAAGTCAAAGTTTCTGTTTTTCTAAATAGTAGCAGATACAACACCAAAAGTGCGTATCTAATCCGAAATTTGATTTGATATCTCAAGCTTCATTTAACTCAGGCGTGAAAAATGACAAAAATAAAATCATTCTATAGCAAACTTCTCACATTCTTACGAATCAAAGCAGACTCATCTCAAGGAAGCGATGATGATGATGATGTGTGGTTTAGAATACCGTTATAATTCACGCCAGAGTTTATCTTTTACGCAAAAAACATGGAATAATGCTTGACATTACTCCTCAACAAGTGTATAATATAGTAAAAACTACTTAAAAAACAATGTCAAAGATTGTAGCTATCTCATTATTAGTACTATGCATGTATATGTTGGTTACGCCAATAGAGAATCGTATACAATTTGACCCTATACAGGAGATAGAATGAAAAAATTAATTGCACTATTCACAATAGCGGTATCTACTGCGACTATGGCTTCAACCCCTATTGATAGAGGTGTTGTAACTGATACATATAAAACTGTTATCAAACAGATACCTTATAGAGTAGAAGTCTGCCAAGACAGAGTACAACCTGCAGGTGATGGAAGTGCAACTAATGAATTGGTTGGCGCCCTCTTTGGTGGTGCGATTGGTAATCAGTTCGGCAATGGTGATGGTAAAGATGCAATGACACTATTTGGCGCTCTCATGGGTGCTTCATTAGCACATGATGAAGAAGTCAAAAACGGTCAAGGTTCTCGTGTCGTTACTGTTTGTGATGTAGAAACAAGATATGAAGAAGAAGTGAGTGAAGTTTATAGTCATTCGACTGTAGTATTTTATGTTGATGGTAAACATTACTCATTGAAATTCAAAAAGTAAAGGAAACAAAATGAATGTTACAGTTTATAGCAAACCTGCCTGTCAGTTTTGTGATAAAGCAAAAGCGTTATTAACGCAACTTGGCCATGAATACACAGAGAAAGTTGTTACTAAAGATATTTCTTTAGAAGAACTCTTTGAAGAATTGGGCAAACCCGTAAGAACGATACCACAAATTGTGATTGACGAAACGCACATAGGTGGTTTCAATGAACTTCGTGAATATTTTATCGACAAGGGTAGAATTAATTTTAGAGGTGAACTTTTAGATATAAATGATTTTGAACTTTAATGAAAACCGTTTGGGAGTTTGTATCTAAAAAACCAAATAATCCTTTTGTGCCTAACCATAGATTTGTGCTTCTTTCAGGTCCTTGTTTTACCATAGATGAGTGTCGTGAAATTAAAGATTATCTCTTACAAAAAGAAACCGAACTATTAAAGAAACACACAAATCATATGGAGGGTGTCGGCGACGGCGATACAGGATTAGGAAATGATTCTATAACTTCAAGATTTCCATACTTTAGTGTTTTTGATTTTGAACACCCATTTGTTGAAAAAATTAAACAAGCTATACTAGAATATATGCAAGATATATGTGATATAACTAAAACAGACTGGCACAGTCATTTGTTTGCTCAATCATGGTTTAATGTGATGAGGCCAGGCGAAAAGATTAATTTTCATTCTCATGGTATGGACGAAGATATACTATATGGATTTCATATTACTATAGAAACAGAAAATACCGACACAATATATCATAATCCATTTGATACTAAAAAAACTATTGAAGTTTCAAATGATATTGGTACCATAACACTATTCCCAAATTTTATACCACATCAAACAACTAGATACAATGGGAATGATGTTAGAATAAGCATTGCAGGTGATATAGCCGATTCGTCATCTGTTTCTAAAAAAGACTACGGCATCTACAGAGAAATAGGAGTATTATGACAACAGAAGAAATGTTGAAGAAAGAAGCAATGAGATTGAAGATGGAAAAACTTCGTGAAAAGCGAAAGCCACCCAAGTTAGTTAATGTTCACCCCACGGTGAAGGCATTATCAGATGACAACGAACTCTCATATGTCAATGTAAAGAAGTGGATAAAGACACAAGAAGGTCTTGTGAAAACTGCTAGAATGACAGAACGCTCAAGAAGCAACGACATATCACAAAAAGACAAAGACAAGGCAATGAGAACTAGAATTGGTGCTCAGTCTTACATTCGTTCTATCAAAAATTATATTCAAACAGGCGACTGGTCAAGTATGTACTACGGCGAGTTTGAAGAT